TGGAGCCATAAAGACAGGCGTTGAAGGTCTTGGAACTTCTATAGATGAAGGTTTTGCAACTACAGGTGACCAACTTACAGGTTTAGGAACTGGTCAAACAGGTATTTCCAACCAAATTAGTGATCTGTCTGGAGATGTCTCTGAGGGAATTACTACTGTAGGTAATAATTTAACTTCAGGCTTTGAAAATATAGATAACCAATTTGCATCTCAAAACGAAGATTTGGCTACTCTCTCTACTAACGTACTAGGTGGGCAAGCTTCCCTACAAGATTACCTAAATGATATGTCTGGTAGGGCTGACACATACTATGAAGGTCTTTCAGGTAATCAATCTCAGCTATTGGAAAATCTTGGAGGTTTGCAAACAGGGTTTACTGACTTTCGTGATACGTATGATTCAGACGTAACTTTAGCTAATCAAACCCGTGCCGATCTGCAGGACACGGTTGTAGGCGGCTTTAATCGTATGCGTGAAGACATGGGTAATAACTTTGAAAGTACGCAAAAAAATGTTAATAGAGTAGCGGATCAAGTAGAGGCAAATCAAGCTCAACAGGCTCTTGCTGCCAGAACACCAAATTTAAGCCTAACACAATCAATAAAAGAATTGGCATCAGGTGTTCAAGCAACTACCCCAACTCAAGCGGATGCCCAAAATCAGGTAGCTAGTAAACTGGCTACTATTAAGCAAATTTTGATGCAAAGTGGACAAAATATTCCTGAAAATATTAGGTCTGATTATACGGCTCTCGCAAATGCATTTGATCAAAAAGGTCGATTTATACCTCAAAGTATAGATCAGCAAGGGAATGTAACTAGCAGAGTTATGGATGAACAAACTAACTTGAGGACAAGTATAGTTAACTCACGGGGAGTCAGTCTAGGTGGTAAGAATATTAATGTTGCTAATTTATTATCCTTCTTAGACGGTAGGCCGCAGGGTTCATCCCCAATGTCTCCTGAATTAGCAAATAAAACGCAACTTTTGCAGGGATTAATGTCCCAACAAACTCCTTTTAATACTACTCAGGGATAGAACATGCACCCTAAAACAATATCTGATCAGGGCATAAACCTGATAAAAAAATTCGAAGGACTAGCAAAGGTAGAAGACGATGGGATGGTAGTTCCATATCGTTGTGCCGCTTCTGTTCTCACGATAGGATTTGGTCACACAAAAGGCGTAAAGAAGAATATGAGGATCACAAAGGACGAAGCAGAAGAGCTTCTACGGGATGATCTGAAGGTCTTCGAGCGTGAGGTTAAAAACCTTGTGACCGTACCATTAACTCAGTACCAGTTCGATGCGCTAGTATCATTCTGTTTCAACCTTGGCTCTGCTAATTTTGCAAGCTCAACCTTACGGAAAAAGTTGAATGCAGGAGATTACTCTGCAGTTCCTGCACAATTTATGCGTTGGAACAAGGCACGGGTTAATGGTAAACTACAACCCCTCAACGGGCTTACTCGTAGACGCTCTGCAGAGGCAGCTTTGTTTACGATGGATGCACAGTTACCATCAGATGATCCTGATGTACCAATGGCGCAGAAACCTGCGGTTCAGGACAAGAAACCCCTTGCTAAATCTAAAACAATGGCAGGTGTCGGTATTGCAGGTGCAGCCACGGGTCTAAACGAAGTTGCAGGTCAGCTAGAGGGATTAGCTTCTTACTCAGGAAATCTACAGACTATCTTTTTAATCTGTGCGGTGGGCGGCATAGCATTGGCTGCATACGCACGATGGAAAGACCAAAAGGATGGCGTAGATGTTTAACATCTTTGGTAAAATCAAAGATTTAATCATTGCGGCTTTAGTTATCGCTCTGCCCATCTTGTACATCGTAGGTCGGGTCAAAGGTAAATCCGCAGAGAAAAATAAGATTTTAAAAGATGAATTAGAAGCCAAAGAAAAGGCTACAGATTTTTATAAGGCAATGGCTGAACATGAAGAAGACGGTTCTCTTGATAATCGTAGCGGTCTTACTGACAGGCTGCGAAAAGACGGTTTATAGGACTAATATAGAAGTCTACTGTCCACCCCTTAAATCATACTCAACCGATTATAATGAAGCACTGGCACAAGAGCTTGAGGCTCTTCCAGAGGGTTACGAAACTATCCCTAATACAATAGCGGATTATGCAAAACTGCGTGATCGTATTCGGGCCTGTGAAAAAGAAAAGGATAACCTAGATGGCTGAAGAAGAAAGCTTATTCACAAAGATCACAGGCTACGATGATGTAGGTGATATGTTTGATGGCGGTGGTCAGGGTGGCTCTGGCGATCAGTTTTATGGCGGCACTAATGAAGAGTATCAGGCTGCAGGTGGCACTAACAACGATTCAGATAGTAATGTCGTAGATAAGTTTCTTAACACTGTCGAAAATGAGAACAACCTAAACTACCAAAATGACAATAACACAGCCAAAACAATAACTACTAACAATTCGGGCGGCTCTTCCTCAAACACTACAGAAACTACTGGGGAAGGTGAAGTAGAAGAGGAAGAGAGTAGATTATCTGAAGAAAGCATTTTAAAAATGTTAGAGACTTCTGGTTTTATTAAAAGCCAAGAAGATCTACAGGAGTTACTAAAAGACCCTGCTAAGTTTCTTACAGACCGTGGCGCTAATCTTTCTGAAATTGCACAAACAATACAAGTTGATCCTGATGCATTAGGTACAATGCTTGATCCTACTAATCCTAAGTACGCATTGGGAGATTTAGATAAGGCTACTGTATCATTAATTGATGGTCAGGTAAAAATAAATGTACCTACCAAAAAGTCTTTAGATGGCCCAAATGTAGAGACTGCATTAGATGATTTAAATGATGAAAAATTTAATGTTGATGCAGTCACAGGTACAGTCACCGATGATATGATTGTAGATGAAGACGCCCTGTCCTTAGATAAACAGGGATTGGCTACTGGGGTAAATGAAGACGGTACAGTTAACTATACAGGTGAAGCCCTAAACGATTATGCTACACAAAAGTTTGGCAGCGTGGTCGATACAAGCACAGTAGATGGTAAGCTACTTGCTCAAGCTCTTGGCGAAGGAAACTATTTAGATAGCAAGGCCACTATATTAGGCCAAATGGATATTATTAGTCAGCAATTTGTAGATAATAATGGTAATCCAAAAATTCCTAGTTGGGCGCAAGGTGTATACGGAAGTATCACCACAAACATGGCATTTAGCGGTCTTAGTGGTTCTCAAAAAATTGGTTTGTTATCAAAAGGTTTGATGGAAGCTAGTCTGTCCGTAGCAAAAGACGAAGCAGCATTTTTTCAAACTCTTACAACAAAAAATTTAGATAACAAACAAGCTCAAATTATACAAAAGGCTGCAACTTTAGCAGCGTTAGATGAAGCTGAACTAGGAGTTAAAGAAAGAGCCGCTATTCATAATTCTAAAGCATTTTTAGAAATGAATTTAACCAACCTCGAAAATGAACAACAGGCAGAAATTATTAATGTTAAGAGTAAAGTAGATGCACTTTTTACAGAAACTGCAGAAACTAATCTAAAGAATAGGTTAGTCTTCCAAAATGATGCTGACTTCCAAAAGTTTTATGCAGGTCTTGATTTAGAAGCCCAAACTTTCATGGCAGAAATCAATACAGACATTGCAAAATTTAATACTGGTGAAATTAACGATTTTGAAGAATTTTATGCAACCTTAGAGAATAGGCGGCAAGAGTTTGCAACAAACCTACAGTGGCTAATTGATGAGTCCAATGCAGAGTGGCGTAGGACAGTTGAAAGCGAAAATACTAACATGACTTTTGATGCTGCAGCCGTAGATGTAAAATCAATTTTGGGGCTTACTCAAGAGGGTCTAAATCGTACATGGAACGAGGTAGATACTGTGCTTGATTACTTATTTAAAGGCGCACAATCAGAAGAAGAACTGGCGGTGAGATTGCTACTTGGAGAAATGGATGTTCAATCCCAATCAAGTGGCGGTAGTAATTGGTTTAGCACCATAGTTGAAGGAATTACCAAAGTAGCGGCAGCAAAATTCACCGCTAATTTAGCATAGGAACTGATTAAATGAAATTTCAAGACGCAGTAGTTAAATCTATTAAGTCATACATGGACGGTAAAGTACCTGAAGAATTAGAAAAAGTAACAGGTGAGCCAATGCTCTATACCCTTGAGTACTTTGATGAACTTGAAAAAGAACTAGAGGATGAACTTCCTGAAACCCTAGAAGAGGAAGAAGATGCTTAACCTAAAAAATGCAGGGCCTATTCCTGGTGAAAACTTTGTCTCCGATAAACGTAATTATCCTTGGCATAGGCCACCTGATATAGAGACTGTTGATGGTACTGTAGAGTATGTAATGGAAAAGATGCAGGACGAAGAAACTGCAGAACTTGTATTCTCAATGATGGAATTAGAGCGCCCGTTAACCAACATCGTTACAGGTCTTTTGTTACAAGGTGTTGCCCGTGGAAAGTTTCAAATAGACATGGCTTTATTGGCTGCAGGGCCAGTGTATCGCTATATCAAAATGATAGCTGATAAAGAGAACATTAAGTATGAGGATGGCCTTAAAAGGCAGACTATGCCCATCACTCCCACAACACTCAAAATGGCTATGGGAATTATAGATTCTGATGCTGAAGAAGAGGCTGTAGCGGAGAGCGCACCAGAAGCCCCACAAGAGCCTTTAACAGGTTTTATGGCGGCTCC